ACGTACACTTTTATTGCCTAAAGGAAACCATATACCTGCACCCGACGTAGGCATAATATTATCCTGTTACAGCAAACGTAGCGCCAACATTCTGTGGTGTCATTACCGTTGTACCAATGCCAGAACCAATTGGTGTCTGTAAAGCGTTATCATAACGTATTTGCATTTGAATAGTTGCAGGATCACTGCTGGTATATTCAAAATTCTGATAATTAACTTCACTAATGAAACAGCCATATAGCTCCCAAGTTTCAAGTGTATTTGGAGCTATAGCACCATTGCCGCCATCTAGTACTTCGAAGATAGTTTGGAACTTGTAGTCAATACCCGATACAGCACTTGCTTGTTCTGCAAAGTCAAACTGCTTCTGTACTTGTTCTCCAATCAATGAACTTACACGACCATTCACATCATCTCTAAATGTTACAGTTACAGCTTGCCATTCTGGCTTGCCTTGTAGATACATTTTACTGTTATAAACATCGAGTGTAATTGGATTAAAGTTCAAAGTTGGTCGAGTAAAATCCATTACCTGTTTACTTAATTCCGAAGTTGGGTTAGTTATACCAAAGTTTAAAAATGTAACTCTGAAACGGTACTTTAGCTTAGGCATCAATAAGCCTTGAGTGTTTGTACTTTGATCAGTTTGCAAAGGTACAGTCATTTTAGTTAGAGATGCAACTGCCATCTGTTATTACTCCTGTTACAATTATTTATTAAATTGATTACAATTTTTCAAGAGGTAGTCAAAGTAAGAGGCTCTTTCGAGCCTCTTACTATCTTATCCTAATGGCAATGAAGGAGCTAAATTACCTGCTGCGATCTGTCCTGTTCCTTTTAGTCTTACAGGAATATAAATGAATTCAACAGCTTTAACCGGTTCTATAGCTACGTCTATATGTAGTTCGTTACGATCAATAGTATCATTTGTGTTATTTGATCGGTCACAAACAACCAAGTGATCATAGACACCACGTCTTGAAGTAACATCGATTAACAATTTATCCAGCAATGATTTAGCAGTATCACGTGTCAATTTGTCATTTGGTTCGAATATTAAAGGACGTACCAAAACTTCAAACTGTTTACGCAAATATGCTACAAGTCTTGCAACATTTATTCTATCAAGTGCTGTTGCAGTTGCTTGTCTAGTATGATTACCATAGTTAATTCTGCCAACTCCTGGGAAGAATGTTATAGGATTAACCTGATATGTGTATAACAAATCTCTCAAATCTTGAGGACAACCAGTTGGCACAAAAGCATTGAAATTAGTACGATCAATGTAACCAACACTTATAACATTGTCAATTACACCGCGAGTATTACCTGCAGGTGCGAACCAAATTTCGCCAATCTGATCGCTTCTAATAAATGTACGCAACATAACCGAAGTTGTTGGTACTGCAATGTTTGATCCTCCGTCTAATGCATTCATTATAGCCACGCCTGGATAAAATACAGCAGTGTATGGATCAGCTGTTGTCATGCCATCTTCGCCTGTAATACCACTACCAGTAGAATCTGTGAGATAATTTTGAATAGTTGTAGAATCAGTTGAAAGTCCCATTGGCACTTCACCTATTATGAATCCGGTGTTTTTTCTATCATCATTGAGAACTTTTAAGTTCTTCAATAATTCTGGATATCCTGGGCAAACTAGAAGATTAAAATCTTTACCTTCTTCTCTTAATACTGTATTAGTGTCAACTGCTTCTTCAAGTCTTGCAACAACAACATTTCTAACTGCTTTTCGTCCAAAGAAAGGTACATTGTTCCAATTTTTACCACTGTAACTTTGCCAAGTGTCAGTTACTTGTGGCAAGCCAACAAGAGGAAATGCATTTGCATTAAAGTAATTTTTAATGTATTTCTTTACATTATTAGTGCTTCTTCTTGTATTAAACAACAAGCATCCAATTGGATAAAGAGTTGGGTCCGGAGCATCCAGATCCACATGATCACTCTTTAACAAATCAGTTATAAGAGGAATAGGATCTAAGAATATATCAGATGTTCCATCTTTATCCCAACGAGCATCAGCAAATACAATGCCATTTTCTGTAGTTGCATCCGTAAGGTCAAGTTGTACCCATGTATCTGTACCACTTACACTTTCCCAACGATATATCGAAGGATAATTGTCAAAGTCAGTTGTATCAATCCAAATATCGCCGTATGCAAGTGCATTGCCCATACTATTAGCAGTAGGCATAGATGCAGTAATAATAGGTCCATTTGGATCACACATCATTAGATTATAGCCTCTAGCATCTTGGGATACGTTTTGATATCCTTTCCAAGCATGTCCTGAGTTAATCATTATGTCAACATCTGTTCCAGAAGATACCCAAAGTGTTCCAGAAGTTGGAATTGCAGTTGGTTCATTGGGCTGCTCAATAATAGCAGGCATGGTAGGCAATATCCAATTACTGAATACCAATTGTCCGGGTGTAGAATCACTCGCAGTCACATACGTTAAATCTGTTGTGAATCCTAATGTGGCAAGCGTATTTCCACCGTTTATATCGTTTATATAAATGGCGCCACCAAAATTATGTGTTATTACAAGGTTACCAGATGAATTCACACTTGCTGTAACTAAAACTTTGCTGCCTTGTACAATATTGCTTGCGCTTATAGCAGCAGCAACTCCAGCAACAGTATTATTAGGTGAACTAGGTACTGTAACAGTATAAACTGAAGTTAATGTACTTGATCCAACTTGCGTAGCAAAAATTGTGAACTGTTGCCCTGCAGTTAATGTAGGATTAGAAGCAGCACCAGTAACAATAGTTGGACCAGTTGTACCTCTAATATAAGTCCTGAACTGAACAGTTCCATCTTTTTCTGGGTTGTATTGAGTATATAGTGTACCTCTAGCAATATTTAATCCGCCATTAGTTGGATCTAAACCATAAAGAGCAGAAGAGTTACCGGAATACAATAGATTAGGAATTAAATCCCAAGTATTTGTAATTGAATTGCGACGATAACTTGATAAATTAGCTCCAAAATTATAGTTTGTAGTCTTAACCCATATACTACCAGTTGGTCTTGGTTGAGCATAAATTGATTTCCACTGTGGAACACTAGTATGAGGACTAAATTGTACTAGAGGGCCATATTGTGTTCCTGCGGTTATACCAAGTTTAACAAGCGCATCGCCTGAAACGTTTTGAATTGACACTGCTCCATCAACATTAGTACCATTACTCATTGAAGCTGGTGTAACAAACAAAGTAAACTTGTTTCCGACCATTGCTGCGTGTAAACCTGTAATGCCTGCACCACCATTCTGTGCATTGATTTGAGCAACAAGAGCACTGTCAGTTGTACTGCCTAAAGTTATTGTTGTATTATTAATCTTAATTACTGATCCAGGTGTAAGATTGCTTACATTTTGGAAATTTGCAGTAACAGCAGGAGCACTTGTACTTGCCCAATTAGTACTACCAACTAATACCCATGTGTTCAAATAATTCTTATAATAGCAAGGATTATAAGTTGTAGTACCTACTATTACATAATCACCTATATTACCAAAACTGTTTAAAGGAACGTTGTATTGATCGGTTTGAGCTGAATTATAAATGAAATTTGGAGTTATTTTGCTGAATGCTTGAGCAACAGAATCCCACGCAAATAATCCCCAGCTTGTTGTTGCAGAATCAAGCCATAATGTGCCGCCAGCGGCTGGTGCGTAAGGTCGAACAGAGCTCTGTTGTAGTTGTTTTAAATCAATATCTGCTCTTACAATATAAGCACTGCTGATAATATCTAGTACATTGTATGCTGCATGTAGTCCATATTCTGCAAGCTCACTACCAAAAATTCTATTTCCACTTGCGTCAGTTGGAAAAGTAGGCATGCCAAATAAACTAACAAGTTCTCTTTGACTGCCTACTGTGTATATCTGACCAATATTAGCCGCAGTTGTTGCAGGTGCAATAGTACCAGCAGGAGTTAACTTGTCTTGTGCTGTTGCCAGCAATATAAAAGGCACTGTACCTACAGCAGTAGGAGCATAGTTGCTCTCATCTATTACTGTAACTTGTACGCCTGGTGAAATCAAACTGTTTGCCATGATTAACGTATCCTTTAGTAGGTTAGTAATATTTAGCGGATACGCTTAAAACCAGGGTGTTAAACCAAGTTCTATTGGGATATAATACTGGCTACTGTTTGTTTTAAATCCCTTAATGTTTTGTTATTTCTTATAATATGATTGCGTTTTGTCAGTCGCCAGTCCCATTCGCTAGCATGAACATTGGGATAATACAATTGCATATGTCGTTTTAAAT